CGGGATTATTTCACCCTCAGGGAGCGAATTGCCACAGTCACAAAGCAACTGACCGGCCTGCAGGAATATGTCCGGACGCAGTGCCTGAACTAAGGTGATGCGATAGAATACATTGGCAGATAGGTTAGCTACCGAAAAGCGGATTCGTCACCGCCTTCTGCTAATGCCAATGACGAGCAACTAGACGAGGTTGTTATGTTTCCATCAAGTCAAGACCCGAAGGAAGGCGTTGAATACATTACCGGTACTGATGGCGTGAAAAGGCCAATGCCGTATTGCAAGGCTGCGGGTGAGCGGGCAAGAAAGGAAAATGAACCTAAAAAGTATGGTTCGTTTTTTGATTTTCTTGATAATCCGCAATGGCCATTCTGAATATCAAACAGGTCGCTTAGGCGGCCTTTTTTATTGCCATCAAAATGAGAATTCACGAGTTTTCATTTTAATGGCTTACCCCAACAACTGGAGCCAACAATGGCAGATATTACCGCATTGACCGAATTACAGCACATGAACCTCGAAATCTTCCGCATGGTTCAGAACGACACCGCAGCAGCTGAGAAGGCTATCTCTTTCGTTGCTGGAAATCAGCTGAACTATGAACTGTTCAAAGACCAGTATCACCTCGCTGGCGCAGAAGTAAGCCCGGTATCGCGCACCGATAAGGCGATCCGTGAAGCGAAGGAAGCGTTAGACCTGTTCACTGCTGGAGAATAACCATGGAACAACAAGAATTACCTCGCTGGCAGTGTCACAAGCAGGTATGGGCGTTAAAGATTCGACATATCGGCCACAAACCAAACCCAGACCTTTCTGGCGTCTCGGGCGCATCAAGCTATGGGGCCACCATTCACCCGGAAGATGGCACCTACGCTCCATTCGATGTAAGCCCTGAGTACGTCAGCAAGCATCAGCCGGTCGCTGGCGGGTATTACGTTGTGTATGAGGATGGCTATGCATCCTTCTCACCTGCAGACTCGTTTGAATCTGGCTACACGAAAATCTGACGGAGCGTGATATGGCTAAAGATAATCCGTTCCGTGTAATCAGCGCCGGGGAATGTGACCCTGAGCTTGAGCGACGGAAAGAGCTATGCCGCCAGGTGCTGAAAGACATGCTTCAGAAGGTGGATGACGAAGATATTCAGTCGATCTGCTTTGTTGCGGTAACTCACGACGGCGACATTGTTCATGGTCGGAGTGTTGAAACCGACTATCACTCCATCCTCGGCGGGCTTCATCGTCAGTCGTACGTGGTTAACCAACTGCTTGATCTGGTTAACGTCAATTCATCAGAGCAAGAATATTAGGACGACTTATGGCAATCACTGCAATCCAGACAGCAACAGCAGGATCCGTTGCTGCGCTCGTTACTGTGGTAAAGGCGCACATCGCTGCATCTCGCTTTCCAAATGGTGGGCTGGTCGGTGTGCATGCTACCCCAACCAAGACCGAATACTTCCAGGTAGTGGCGACCGGCGGCACAGCGGCGACCGATTACGATATCGTTGTCAGTTCTGACCGCGCTGACTTCACCGTCAAATGCAATGCGAAGATCACCGCTGGCTTCCTGCCATTAGGTGATATGAGCGTAATCCAGTTAACTCCTGGACGTATGGTTGAGTACGCGCAGGCATTCACTAAGGCGTAATGAATTATGGCTCGCCCAACAAAGTATCAAGAGGCGTATGCCGAGCAGGCTCGCAAACTGTGCTTGCTGGGCTATACCGACGCCGAACTTGCTGACTTCTTCGAGGTTAGCGAGGCAACGATCAACAACTGGAAGCTCGAACATCCGGAGTTTTTAGAGTCCATAAAAAAGGGGAAGGCCATTGCTGACGGAGACGTCACTGATCGGCTTTACCAAAGGGCTATGGGGTTTGTCGCTCCTGATGTTGATATCCGTGTAATCGACAACAAAATCGTCGAGACGCCACTCGATAAGTACTACCCCCCTGATACTGCCGCAGCCATCTTCTGGCTTAAGAACCGGCAGAAGGATAAGTGGCGCGATAAGCACGACCATGAGGTCACCGGTAAAGACGGCGGCGCTATCCAGATTGAAACATCACCAATGAGTACGCTATTCGGAAAATGACGACGATCAACCCTATCTTCCAACCGTTCATCGAGGCGCATCGCTACAAAGTCGCCAAGGGCGGTCGAGGTAGCGGTAAGTCGTGGGCCATTGCCCGGCTGCTCGTTGAAGCGGCAAGGCGTCAGGCAGTGCGCATCCTGTGCGCTCGTGAACTGCAGAACAGCATCAGTGATTCGGTGATCCGCTTGCTTGAGGACACCATTGAGCGTGAAGGATATGCGGCTGAGTTCGAAATCCAGCGTTCGATGGTCAGGCATCTGGGTACCGGCGCGGAATTCATGTTCTACGGCATCAAAAACAACCCGACCAAGATTAAATCTCTCGAAGGGATCGACATCTGCTGGGTTGAAGAGGCTGAGGCGGTAACGAAAGAGTCGTGGGATATCCTGATCCCGACCATCCGAAAGCCTAACTCTGAAATTTGGGTAAGCTTCAACCCGAAGAACATCCTCGACGACACCTATCAGCGCTTCGTCGTCGATCATCCTGATGACATCTGCCTGCTTACGGTGAACTACACCGACAATCCGCACTTTCCTGAGGTTCTACGGCTGGAGATGGAGGAGTGCAAGCGACGCAATCCCACCCTGTATCGTCACATCTGGCTCGGTGAGCCGGTAAGCGCAAGCGATATGGCAATCATCAAGCGTGAATGGCTGGAAGCGGCCACAGACGCGCACAAGAAGCTTGGGTGGAAAGCGAGAGGGGCTGTCGTTGCTTCTCACGATCCGTCAGACACCGGCCCGGATGCCAAAGGCTATGCCATGCGTCATGGATCAGTGGTCAAACGCATCTCTGAGCCGCCAGAACAGGTGGATGTTAACGATGGCGCTGATTGGGCTACAGGGCTGGCAATCAACGACGGAGCAGATCACTTCCTCTGGGATGGTGACGGACTGGGCGCTGGCCTGCGTCGGCAGATTACCGACTCATTCACCGGGAAGAAAATCACCGCGACCATGTTCAAGGGCAGCGAATCCCCGTTTGATGAAGGTGCCCCATATCAATCCGGGGCATGGGCTGATGAAGTGGTGCAGGGCGACAACATCCGCACCATCGGCGACGTGTTCCGCAATAAGCGCGCGCAGTTCTACTACACCCTTGCTGACAGGCTTTATCTGACGTACCGCGCCGTTGTGCATGGTGAATATGCTGACCCTGACGGCATGCTGAGCTTCGATAAGGAAGCTATCGGCGAGAAGATGCTGGAGAAGGCATTTGCTGAACTCACGCAGATCCAACGCAAATTCAACGGTAACGGAAAGCTTGAGCTGATGACCAAAGTCGACATGAAGCAGAAGCTCGGAATCCCGTCACCTAACCTGGCTGACTCCCTGATGATGTGTATGCATTGTCCGGCGATGGCGCCAGAAGAAACAGAAATCTACGTTCCCTCATCAAGCGGCTGGTAACAAATGGCAGAGACATTAGAGAAAAAACATGAGCGCGTCATGCTCAGGTTCGACCGCGCTTATTCGCCACAGCAGGACGTGCGCGAGAAGTGTGTCGAAGCAACTCGCTTTGCCCGCGTTCCCGGTGGGCAGTGGGAAGGTGCGACGGCAGCGGGAACCAAACTTGATGACCAGTTTGAGAAGTACCCGAAGTTTGAAATCAACAAGGTAGCGACTGAGCTTAACCGCATCATCTCCGAGTACCGGAACAACCGTATCACCGTCAAATTCCGCCCAGGCGACCGTGAGGCAAGCGAAGAGCTAGCCAATAAGCTGAATGGCCTGTTCCGCGCTGACTACGAAGAAACGGACGGCGGAGAGGCTTGCGATAATGCTTTCGATGATGCTGCAACCGGTGGCTTTGGCTGTTTCCGCTTAACCTCGATGCTGGTCAACGAATACGACCCGATGGATGAGCGTCAGCGCATCGCTATCGAGCCAGTTTACGATCCGTCACGCTCAGTATGGTTTGACCCTGACGCGAAGAAGTACGACAAGTCAGACGCGCTCTGGGCGTTCTGCATGTACTCGCTTTCGCCTGAGAAGTACGAAGCCGAATACGGCAAGACTCCGCCGTCATCGCTCGATACCACCACGATTACCAGCTGGGAGTATGACTGGTTTGCGCCGGAAGTCGTCTACATCGCCAAGTACTACGAGGTGCGCAAGGAGTCTGTTGACGTAATTAGTTATCAGCAGCCGATAACCGGTGAGATAGCCACATACGACAGCGACCAGATCGAAGATATCGAGGATGAACTGGCTGATGCAGGATTCATTGAGGTGGCTCGCCGGTCGGTTAAGCGTCGCCGCGTCTACGTCTCCGTGGTTGATGGCGAGAACTTCCTTGAGAAGCCTCGCCGCATCCCTGGCGAGCATATCCCGCTGATCCCGGTTTATGGCAAACGCTGGTTCATCGACGATATTGAGCGTGTTGAGGGTCACATTGCCAAGGCTATGGACCCGCAGCGCCTGTACAACCTTCAGGTGTCGATGCTGGCTGATACGGCAGCACAAGACCCCGGATCTACGCCCATCGTTGGCATGGAGCAGATCAGAGGTCTGGAGAAGCATTGGGAGTCTCGCAATAAGAAACGCCCGGCATTCCTCCCGCTTCGTGAGGTCAAGAACAAGGCAGGTGACGTTATTGCTCCTGCTACTCCGGCAGGCTACACACAGCCAGCGGTGATGAATCAGGCATTGGCCGCGTTGCTGCAGCAAACCAGCGCAGACATTCAGGAGGTAACCGGCGGCAGTCAGGCTATGCAGCAAATGCCTAGCAATATCTCCCAAGAGACGGTCAGCAACCTGATGAATCGCTCTGACATGGCGTCATTCATCTATCTGGACAACATGGCGAAGAGTCTGAAGCGTGCAGGTGAAGTTTGGTTGTCGATGGCTCGTGAGGTTTACGGATCTGATCGCGAGGTCAGGGTGGTTAATGAGGACGGCACTGACGATATCGCGCTGATGAATGCGCAGATCGTCGACCGGCAGACGGGGAATGTCGTTGCGCTGAATGACCTTTCTACCGGGCGTTACGATGTCACCGTTGACGTTGGGCCAAGCTATACCGCTCGCCGCGACGCCACCGTGTCGGCGCTCACTCAGGTTCTGCAAAGCATGCTGCCGCAGGACCCAATGCGCCCGGTTATTCAGGGGATCATCCTGGATAACCTCGACGGCGAGGGGATGGACGACTTCAAAGAGTTCAACCGCAAGCAGTTGTTAACGACCGGCGCCGTTAAGCCGCGCAACCAGAAAGAGCAGCAGATTGTTCAGCAGGCTCAGATGGCTGCGCAGAACCAGCCAGATCCGAACATGGTTCTTGCTCAGGCTCAGATGGTGGCAGCACAGGCCGAAGCGCAGAAAGCACAGAACGAAACCGCGCAGGTCCAGATCAAGGCGTTCTCCGCTCAGCAAGATGCACAGCTCAGTCAGGCGCAGGTTGTTAAGACGCTTGTCGATGCCAAAGCTACTGATGCGAGATCAGTGCAGGATGCTCTGAAGGTGCTTAATGACTGGTACCAGCAGCAGCAACAAAACTCCCGCGATAATGCAGATCTGATTCTGCGGCACACCCAAACAGCATCACAGTCACCGGCAGACTCACTGCCGAGTTAATCAGGAGTAATCAATGGAAAGCGAACTGATCATCGACGGTCAGGTTATTGACCTGTCTGAAAAACAGGAATCAACCGAAGAGGTAACCACTGAACAGCAGCAGCCTGAGGAGAAAAGCCAGGCATCAGCTGAAGAAGTGGAAGCCGATGTTGAGCAGACCGAAGAGCAGACGGATGAATACTCCCTGCGTGTCGGTGATGAAGAAATCCCGCTGACGGAAGAGGATGACGATCATGTTGATGGTCAGCCTGCGCCGCAGTGGGTGAAAGACCTTCGCAAGAACAACCGCGAAAAAGATAAAGAGTTACGGGAACTGCGCCGCCAGCTTGAGCAGGTTCAATCCAGGCCGACAGAGCAGCAACCACAGCAGCAAGTAGATGTTATTCCTCCAAAGCCGACTCTCGAGTCGTGTGAATACGATGAAGAAGCGTATGAGGCAGCACTGACTGACTGGCATGAGAAGAAGGGCCGTGCCGAGCAGAGCAAGCAGCAGCAACAGCGTCAGCAGCAGGAATATCAGCAGCGTTTCCAGCAGCGGGTTGAGGCCCATAAGCAGCGCGCCGCCAAACTCCCGGTGAAAGATTACCAGGAGATGGAGGAGATCGTGCGTGCAGAGGTGCCAGACCTGCATAAAGAAATCCTGATCCACTGCGCTGATGAAGGCTCCGAGCTTATCGCCTACGGGCTGGGCAAGAGCCAACAACTACGCCAGCGTGTAGCCGCTGAGACAGACCCAATTCGCGCAGCATTCCTCTTAGGCCAGATTAGCAAGCAAGTTAGCCTTGCACCGAAGCCAAAGAAAGCCATCAAACCAGAGCCGGAAGTTCGCGGTGGCGGCGCTGATGCGAAACAAGACGACTTCAACAAACTCTGCCCCGGCGCAACAATCGAATAGGAAAGCTAAATGCCTACCAATAACAAACTCGACAGCAACGTCAGTCAAATCGTCCTCAAGAAATTCCTGCCGGGCTTCATGTCTGACCTGGTGCTGGCAAAAACCGTAGACCGCCAGTTGCTGGCAGGTGAAATCAACTCCAGCACCGGCGACAGCGTAAGCTTCAAGCGTCCGCATCAGTTCGCATCCGTGCGCACCCCGACCGGTGACATTTCCGGTCAGGCGAAGAATAACCTGATCTCAGGCAAAGCGACCGGTAAGGTTGGCAACTACATCACCGTCGCCGTGGAATACGGCCAACTGGAAGAGGCTATCAAGCTGAACCAGTTGGACGAGATCCTGGCACCAGTTCGCGAGCGAATCGTCACTGACCTTGAGACTGAACTCGCCAAGTTCATGATGAACAATGGCGCGTTGTCTCTCGGCACTCCAAACACCCCGATCAACAAATGGTCTGACGTGGCGCAAACCGCTTCCTTCCTGAAAGACCTGGGCGTGGAGAAGGGTGAAAACTACGCGGTGATGGACCCATGGTCTGCACAGCGTCTGGCTGATGCTCAGTCTGGCTTACACGCCTCCGATCAGCTGGTTCGCACAGCATGGGAACAGGCGCAGATCGCCTCCAACTTCGGCGGCATCCGTGCGCTGATGTCCAACGGTCTGGCGTCACGCACTCAGGGTGCATTTGGCGGTACGCTGACTGTATCATCCACGCCAACCGTCACCTATGACGCGGTGAAAGATACCTATCAGTTCAGCGTAACCCTGGCTGGCGCGACAGCATCTGTCACTGGCTTCCTCAAAGCTGGCGATCAGATTAAGTTCACGAGCACCTACTGGCTGCAGCAGCAGACCAAGCAGGTTCTGTATAACGGCTCTGCGCCGATCAGCTTCACTGCTACCGTCCTGGCGGATGCCAACTCTACCGCAGGTGGTGCAGTGACCGTGACGTTGTCAGGTGTACCGATTTACGACACCACTAACCCGCAGTACAACGCAGTGAGCCGCGCCGTGACCTCTGGCGACGCAGTGACCGTAGTTGGTACCGCAGGCCAGACCATGAAGCCGAACCTGTTCTATAACAAATTCTTCTGCGGCCTGGGCACCATCCCACTGCCGAAGCTGAACAGCATCGACTCTGCCGTCGCAACTTACGAAGGCTTCTCTATCCGCGTGCACAAGTACGCTGACGGCGACGCCAACGTGCAGAAAATGCGTTTCGATCTGCTGCCGGCTTATGTCTGCTACAACCCTCACATGGGTGGACAATTCTTTGGCAACCCATAACCAATAGGGGCTTCGGCCCCTTTCTTATTTGAGGTGACGATATGGATCGCATGAGTGTATTCCTTCTCGCTGATAACGCCGCCGGTCATGTTCAGGCAGTTATCGCAGAGAAAGATTTCCCGATTTACGAAAAGCTCGGCTTTGTCGCATCCGTTGACGATCTGAAGCCAGCCACCAAGCGCGGACGTAAGGCGGCAGATAATGGCGATGACACTGACAAAGGGTGAGATCGTATTGTTCGCCCTGCGCAAGTTCGCAGTGGCATCGAATGCAACATTGACCGATGTTGAGCCGCCATCAATGGAAGATGGCGTCAACGACCTGGAAGATATGGCCGAAGAGTGGCTGATTAATCCGGGTGACATTGGTTACCAGTTCTCGGCTGATGACGAAGCTCCGCTGCCTGATGATGACGCCGGCATCCCACGAAAATACAAGCACGCGGTCGGCTACCAGCTTCTTCTCCGCATGATGTCCGACTACAGCCTAGAGCCATCCAGTCAGATACTCAGCAACGCACAGCGGTCATACGATGCACTACTGACCGACACTCTCGTCGTGCCTTCAATGCGGCGCCGCGGCGATATGCCGGTAGGACAGGGCAATAAGTATGACGTGATGACTGCTGATCGTTATTACCGTGGCGACCTGCCACCAATTGACGGCGACGTGCCAAATCCATAGGTGAGCTAATGCCGGTACAGCAATTACCCCTGATGAAGGGTGTCGGCAAAGACTACCGCAACGCCGACTACATCGACTATCTGCCGGTCAATATGCTGGCTACACCCAAAGAGGTGCTCAATGCATCGGGTTATTTGCGCTCGTTCCCAGGCATAGCAAAGCGATCTGATGTTGCCGGTGCATCTCGTGGGGCTCAGTACAACACCTCTCAGAACGCCGTATATCGCGTTATGGGCGGCAAGCTCTATAAGGGTGATTCGGTGGTTGGTGATGTCGCTGGCTCTGCCCGGGTGTCGCTGGCGCACGGGAGAACGTCACAGGCTGTCTGCGTCGGCGGCCAGGTTGTCGAGTATCGCTACGACGGGACTACAAAGACGATTGCAAACTGGCCGGTGTCCAGCGGGTTCACTCAGTACGACCTCGGCGCTGCCCGAGATGTCACCAGGTTACGTGGCCGCTATGCCTGGGCGAAGGATGGCTCTGACTCGTGGTTCATCTCTGACCTCGATGACGAATCGCACCCAGACCGTTATGCCGGAGAATACCGAGCAGAGTCTCAACCTGACGGAATTATTGGGATCGGCACCTGGCGTGATTTTATTGTCTGCTTTGGGGCTACTACGATTGAATACTTCACCGTTACTGGAGCAACAACCGTTGGCGCAGCGCTTTATGTTGTTAACTCCGCATACGCTGTGCAGAAAGGGATCGCCGGGACGCATTGCAAAACGCCGTACATGGACGCTTATGCCATCATCAGCAACCCGGCGTCTGGTGCGCCGTCGGTATACCTTATCGACTCAGGCCGGGCGACTGGCATCGCCACCGCCAGCATCGAGAAGATTATCCGATCGTATACTGCCAGCGAGCTTGCAACAGCCGTCATGGAAACGCTCCGGTTTGATGCGCATGAGCTTCTGCTGATCCACCTCCCGGGACAGGTGCTGGTCTATGACGCGTCAGCCAGCCAGAACGGGCCGCAGTGGTCGGTGCTGAAAACTGGTCTCGGCGATGATGTCTACCGCGCTATCGATTTCATGTACGAAGGCAACTCAATCACCTGCGGCGATAAGTCGGCGGCGGTGAAGGGTGCGCTGCAGTTCGATATCTCCAGCCAGTACGGGAACCAGCAGGAGCACCTGCTCTTCACGCCGCTGATCAAGGCAGATAACGCCAGGCTGTTCGACTTCGAGCTTGAATCGTCAACCGGCGTTGCCCAGTACGCTGACCGGCTTTTTCTGTCTGCCACCGCTGACGGCATCAACTTTGGCCGGGAGCAGCTGATTGAACAGAACGCGCCGTTTGTTTACGACAAGCGCGTTATCTGGAAGCGTATTGGTCGGGTGCGCAAAAACATCGCATTCAAGATCCGCGTCATCACCAAATCGCCGGTAACGCTGTCCGGATGCCAGGTAAGGATTGAGTAATGGCAAACAACGCACTCAATACGCCGGTAATCGTCCGGGCAATCGGACTGACAGCCTCATCACTGCCACGCGGTTCCACCCCTGCGTACGAGCAATACATCCTGTCTCAGGTGCTGGACTTCACCAACGTAGCAAACAAGGCCAACGAGGCGGGAGACGGTGCCTATGACGCGCAGGTGAGGAACGATGCGCAGGATGTGCAGCTGCTCGACCACGAGATTCGTCTGGGCAACGCCGAGGCTCAACTTCAGAACCATGAAACGCGCATCACATCGGCAGAAGCGGCGATTGTCTCGCTGGATGGCCGGGTTACCGCAGCTGAAAGCGACATTGCATTTCTTACCAGTGAGCTGATTGCACTGCAGGGCGATGTTTCCACATTGCAGGCCGATGTCTCAGGGCTGCAAACTGACGTTTCTGGTCTACAGACTGACGTATCAGCTTTACAGGCTGACGTTACTGACCATGAAACCCGAATCGACACCCTGGAAGATGCGGTAACACGCCATAAGTCAGAGGTCATCTATACCGGTGTGTCACTGGTCATCCCTACGGCGGGCGCAAACCTCGTCACGCTGCTTAAGGCGCTGACACCAACATCCGGCACGCTGGCACCGTTCTTCGATACCACTTCAGACAAGATGGTAGTGCGTAACGAGAACAAGACGATGCATTTCAAGTTGTCGCTGATCGGCAGTTATCCCGGTGGCACGACAAACCGCTCCATTCAGCTGACATTCTCTGGCGCGGTACCAGATACATTGGTGGTCAGCCGCAATGCTGCCACCGCCACGGATAACGTTCAGCTCTCCACGTTCTTCAGCGTGGACCAGGGCGGCTTCCTTGCCACTAACGGCAGCACCTTAACTATCCAGGCTAACGGCGCGGCATTCACCGCAACGACCATCAAAATCATCGCGGAACAGTAATGGAAATAAAGCTCATCGATAGTCCGGTGAAGCTTGCAGAATTCCTCAACAACCCAGCGAACACAGGAAACATCGTCGATAGCGGAGACTCATACCTCATCAAGCCTGATGCGGTATACCTCGGCATCTACGAAGGCCTGATGCTGGCTGGCGTCCATGAAGTGCGCAACTTCTGGCACAGCGTTGTCGAGTGTCACGCAATTTACGACCCCGGTTTCCGTGGTGAGTATGCGCTGAACGGTCACCGCTTATTCTGCAAATGGCTTCTCGATAACTCCCCCTTCCTGAACAGCATCACGATGGTTCCCGACACGACGAAATACGGCCGCGCGATTATCCGCCTGCTCGGGGCGACGCGCGTCGGCCATCTCGATGACGCCTATACCAGCAACGGAAAGCCGGTCGGGATCACCCTTTATCAGTTACCACGCTCAAAATATGAGGAGCTAACCAATGCTAATTCATCAGATTGCCAATAAGCACCTCAGCAGGGCTGTTTACTGCAAAGGCGGAGGTGGCGACGGCGGCGCAAAAGCACAGGCAAAAGCCACCCAGAAAGGCATCGATCTGCAGCGTGAAATGTGGCAGACGAACATGCAGAACCTTGCGCCGTTCACGCCATTGGCTGAGCAGTATGTGAAGCAATTGCAAGGGCTCTCTACGCTTCAAGGGCAAAATTCTGCCCTTGGTGATTATTACGGTTCCAAGCAGTATCAGGATCTGGCAGGACAACTCCGATATCAGGCTCTCAATGCTGCTGAGGCCACAGGTGGTCTCGGTTCGACCGCGACAACCAACTCCCTGGCTACGATTGCGCCGCAACTCGGGCAGAGTTGGCTCTCCGGCCAGATGAACAACTATCAGAACCTGGCGAATATCGGTCTTGGTGCGCTTACCGGTCAATCCAATGCCGGGCAGACATACGCCAACAATGCCAGTCAGCTCTATCAGCAGCAGGCTAATGCGGCTGCGGCGAATGCTAACCGGCCGTCTGGATTGCAATCCGCGCTCGGGGGTGCGGCTTCTGGAGCCGCTTTGGGTACAGCCATCATGCCAGGCTGGGGTACTGCGATCGGTGCCGGTGTCGGCGCGCTGGGTTCACTTTTTTAAGAGGTCTCCATGGCTACCTGGAATCAGTCAATCAATGGCGGCGGCCTGCTTGCTGGCATTGGCACCAATAACACAAATGCACCTCAAGCCAGTGATGCTAATGCTGCGTTATCGCTCATCCGTCAGAACAATGAGGATGCATGGTCAGGTCGCAACAATATTGGCTTGCAAGGCCTTCAGGGGCTGGCTGGAAACTTGCAGGTGTATAAACAGGCTCAACAAGCTGAGCGTCAGAAGGAATTCCAGCAGGCCTATGGCACCGCATATGCATCAGGCGATCGCACCGCTATGCGCAATCTGGCCGCGCAGTATCCAGACCAGATTGAAGCTGTACGCAATGGCATGAAATTCGTCGATGAAGATCAGCGCAACACCGTCGGCAATCTGGCGGCTGGCGCTCGGTTAGCTGCTGCATCGCCCGAAGCAATGGGGGCCTGGTTGCAAAATAACGCCTCTGATCTGCAAAGGGTAGGCCTTGACCCTGCAGAGGTAGCGCAAACCTATCAGCAGAATCCGCAGGGCTTTGGTGAGTTCGCCGATCACCTTGGCATGGCTGCGCTTGGCCCTGAGCAGTACTTTGCCGCGCAAGATAAAATCGTAGGCCAGCGCCAGAACCAGCAGAAAATCGAAGAAACTGCCCGCAGCAATCGGGCCGGGGAGGCGCTGCAGGCGAGAGGGCAGGACATCACTGTGCGCGGGCAGGATATCAACCGTGAAAACTCCATCCGCTCCGCTTACGCCCCTACAGCCGCCATGCAGAACTACAGCCGCTACGCACAGATGCTTAAGGAAGATCCAGAAGGAGCTGCTGCGTTTGCTCAGTCTGCGGGTATTAATACCTCAGCCAAGAAGCTAATGAGCGTCAAAGAAAACGACGACGGAACCGTAACCAAGTACTACACAGATGGCAGCGAAGAGCAGGGGAACGCCAATAAGCCGATTACTGCCGACGGCATCAGGCCAATCTCGCTGCCAGCCGCCCAGAAGGTTATGGAAAAGGCCCCGGAAGGAGCTAAAAAGGCCGCTGGGTTTGCTTACAGAGTCAGGGACTCTCTTGATTCAATGGATACACTTAAGGATCAGATTAGCCCATCTCGCGTTGCCGCCATCAACAATGCTCTCGGTAATGGGACGATTGCCAACATGAGCTTGAGTCCCACAGAGCAGCAATACGTGGTAAATGGGAATGACGCGATAATGGCCGTGCTGAGGCAGGAAACAGGTGCCGCCATCACCCCTGAGGAGATGAGTCAGTACTATAAAATGTACTTTCCTCAGCCAGGTGATGCGCCAAAAACCATTGAAACAAAACGTCGCAAGATGGAAAACCAGTTCCAGTCACTTAAGGGAGCGTCAGGCAGGGCATATGACGCATTGCGAGTGACATCAGCAGCAGACCAGCCAATCGGTCAGCAAGATCAGCAACCAGCGGCGACTCAACAGCAGGCCCCGGCAGCAGCCATCCAGGCACTGCAATCAAACCCAGCATTAGCGCCTCAGTTCAAAGCTAAATACGGCTATCTCCCATAAGGAGGGGGTAATGGCGAATTTCTTCGACCGATTTGATGAGGCCAGCCCTCAACCGGAAACTCCAGCGGCAGAGGGTAACTTCTTTGACCAGTTTGATGAGCCAGCAGCCGCCACGCAACAGACTCAGCAGCAGCCGGTAGCAAATAGTTTTGCAGCTGGCATGGCCGGAGCTAACGCTGACCTCTCTCAATCGCGCCAGCAGTCAGTTGATGATGCGACAAGTTTAAGGAGCCGCATTATTGATGCGGCCACCGGCGAAAGCAGAATGACACCAGAGATGGAGAAGTTGCAGAATGTTGGCGCAGCTCCTGAGTTAAACAGCCTGAGTACGGATGCGCTGAGGGCTGGATGGTCTCAGCTTTTCGGATCTGACGCATCACAGGAGAAGGTGCTGCAAAGTATGGGGGCCAAGCTCCGGCAGGATGAAAAGGGTAACACTATCGTTTCCCTGCCATCTGGCGAGTATGCGCTTAACAAACCGGGGATCTCCCCTCAGGATGTGACCTCTTTCCTGGCAAATGCTCTGGCATTTGCTCCTGCCAGCAGGGCGGGAACAGTGTTAGGCGCGACTGCAAAATCTGCTGCAACTGACCTTGCGTTACAGGGTGGAACGCAGGCGGTAGGGGGAGAGAATATTGATCCTCTTCAAACGCTGGTTTCTGCTGGCTTAGGCGGTGTATTGAAGGGCGGGGAAAACGCAGCGAGCGCGGTTTCTCGTTCAGTAGCAGGGAAGATTGCCCCAGAAAAACAGGCGCAGATCGACTTCGCCAAGAAGAATAATCTACCTCTAATGACCACTGATGTTGTCGAACCAAAGACAAACGTCGGGAAGCAGGCGAGGGCATTGGCGGAACGTATCCCATATGCTGGTACCGGCGGGCTGAGGAGTGAGCAGCAAGCTGCGAGGGAGGGGCTTGTTAAGACGTTCAGTGATAACGTTGGCGGAATCTCTGACGCACAGTTGTATAACTCAGCCACTAAAGGGCAGCGGCAATTCATCAAGGCGGCTGGTAACAGGTACGACCGCATCATAAATTCAATGGGTGATACACCGGTAGACATTACCAGCACTGTAAAAGCCATCGATGACCAGATAGCCAAGATTACCCGCCCTGGGGCATCTCAGGACCGCTCAGCGGTAAACGTCCTTCAACAGTTTAAGAATGACATTACCAGTGGGCCAAACAACCTACAGCTGGCACGTGAGAACCGCACTAACCTGCGTAAGCGATTCATGGCGGCTCCTGATGAGGTAGATCGGGATACGCTACAAAAAGCGTCTGACGCGGTTTACCAGGCCTATACAAGTGACATGAAAAGGGCTGTAGCGAATAACCTTGGCCCACAGGAAGCTGCGAACATGGCTCGAGTAGATCGGTCATGGGCGAAGTTTAACGACATGATGAGCAATACTCGCGTCCAGAAAGCGCTACAGAGCGGGAAAGCCACTCCAGAGGATGTCACTAAACTGGTATTCAGCCAGAGCCCGGCAGAGCGTTCTCAGCTTTATCGGTTGCTTGATGACAATGGCCGGCAAAATGCTCGTGGCGCCATCGTCCAAAGGGCCTTAGATAAGGCGACTGATGCGTCAGGAAACTTGAGCGTTGAAAAGTTTATTAATGAGATGCACAGAAATCGGAAGCAGGCAGCAACCTTTTTCCGGGGAGAGCATGGCAAGCAGCTTGATGGAGTAATTAAGTATCTTGATTCCACCAGGCAGGCAGCTACCGCAGCAGCAAGCCCTTTAACAGGGCAGATGATTGCTGGCCCGGCAGCGCTTCTTGCCGGGTTTACATCAGCAATAAACCCGGCCTTCGCAAAAGTAGCAGCGATCGGTGGTGGAATTGGTTTAAGCGGCAGGGCATACGAGTCCAAAGTGATGAGGGCTGCGCTGCTTAAATTGGCCAACACACCAAAAGGTAGCACCTCGTATGATCGGGCTATAAGCCGGGTTTCGGAAATTCTCTCTCCTGCAGCTCAGGCATCAAGTTCGAAGGCGCAGCAATAATAGATATTGGAAAGGAGTTCCATGCCTAATATGATTGATGAAAATTAAAAATGGAGTTTTGTATGTCATACATTAAGCGAAGAGATGCGTTTTTCGTAGTAATGGTCGTGATTGGAGCTGTTGCGTACTTTTTCTTTGATATAGATACCTCGTCTCTTGGGTGGCCTCTACAGATGGGAGTCTTTGGCTGCGGGATGAGCCTTTATCTCGCATTTGTCCAGATCCCAACCATTGGCGACGAGCTGGAAAAGCAAAGGGAAATCAACGATAAGTTGAACGACAAGATCAATGACCTAAAAGACCAGCTAAGGTATTCCGAACGCAAATAGCCCACTCAGGTGGGCTTTTTGTTTATGAGCGCCTCTTCGATGACCTTATCTAGAATTTGACGAAGCTTTTTTGCGTCAATTTTTGTTTCGCCCGAGTCACTTACATCTTCGAACTCAAGCGCATCCTGAAGTATCTGGACAATTTCAGCATTCATCGAGCGACCATTATTTTTGGCTCGCTCCGCTATTTTTTCCTTCAACTCTTCCGGCATACGTAAGCCGAATGGGGCAATCAAGCTTGCGCCTTTCATGGTGACTCCAGATCAACAAAAACATGGCTTCATAATGTAGTCAAAATCCATTTGACATAATAGCTACATCATGTAGTATTTAAATGACTACACCATGTAGCCAAAGGAGAGAAAATGGAAAATATCAGCAGCATTCCGCCAACAGGCATCCGTTTCCCGGAGCACCTGAAGGAACTAATCAAAAAGGCAGCAAAGGAAGAGGGACGCTCACTTAACAGCGAGGTCATTAAGCGCATTGAGCGGAGCCTTAAAGAAGATGGGTTTATCAAAGCTTAAAAACGTTGAAGCCCCGGCTGCGCTAACAGTCAGGGCCTCGGTATCGAACAAATCCAGCGACGGAAATATCGACATGAATATTGTACATAACAACGAATTAACTTTCCAGAATATCAACTTCGCTTACATGGAGGTTGCAGGGCAGATTTGGCTGACCGCTGCCCAGGTCGGCGAGGCTCTCGGCTACTCGGATGATAAAGCAATCCACCGTCTTTACCGTAAGCATGTTGATGAATTTACAGCAAATATGACGGGGGTGGTTAAAGTGACCACCCCCGGTGGAGTGCAGGATTCTCGCGTTTTTTCTCTACGCGGTGCCCACCTGATGGGCATGTTTTCTCGCACTCCAGTTGCCAAAGAATTCCGCCGGTGGGTACTCGATATTCTGGATCGTGAAGTGCACAACTCACCAATTGCTCAGCAGTTCACGGATGAAGAACTTTGCCGCCTGGCATGGATGTGGAACGTCAGCAACCGCATGCAGGACTTTGCGAAAGATATGTACCCGGCACTGCGCGATCTGAAATCTGCTCATGCTGGCAAGTTCCATGATTTCGGCAGCGAGTTCCGCTGGACGTTTGAGGAGTCGAGAAAGGCATTAGAGAAAGCAACTGCGCATATTCAGTGTCAGCCAGAACGTGATGACAACTGGGCGCGGGTGTTACCGAAGTTAAGAAAGGAGATCCACTGATTGGCGTATCGGATGGCGCAAAAAGAAAAACCGCCAGTTACAGCTGACGGTTCACTAAGGTCTAACAACGTGTAGGAACGTATATGACTAAGAAGAATGTAGCAAATCGCAGTTCCGTTGTCACTAAGATGTCAAGCCGTGAGATTGCAAAACTGACCGGAAAACATCATAAGCACGTCCTTGAAGACTGCCGAAAAATGTTCGAATCGCTCAATCTTCAATCGGCCGAGTTTTCGGCCGATTACCAGGACGAGAAAGGCCGCACTTATCAGGAGTACTGGCTCGATCAGGACCTGACCATGACTCTGATGATGGGGTACAGCATCCCGCTCCGTCACAAAGTCGCCACTCGCTGGCGCCAACTGGAGTCTGGTGAAGCGCTGCCGCAGAAATCCGCATCTCACCTGCCTGAGTTCCGTCGCGCTCGCGCTATCAAAATGGAGGTGGAGGCCATTAGCCTCGCGCTTTCCTTTATGCCGAAGCTTAGTGATGTTGCCAAGCAAACAGCAATGGCGCGCGCAGTAAACGATGCAGCTGGTATTGAGCTTCTGCCATTACCGAAGCTCGAAGAGCACTACTACAGTGCCGGAGAGGTTGGAGAAATGCTCGGAGTTTCTGCTCAGAAAATTGGCCGCGTCGCTAATGCCAACAACCTTAAGACGGACGAGTTCGGCATTTTCGTAATGGACAAATCGGCACATTCAAGCAAGCAGGTTGAGGCGTTTCGCTACAACGCAGAAGGTGTTAAAGCGCTGCGCCATCTGATTCATGGAAGTGAAGTTGCCTAATTACGCTCAGTTCATGGCGTAACTTACCCTAACCCGCTTCGGCGGGTTTTTTAATGCCCAAATTTCACCGCATCTCCGATGTGGGGATAACTTGCGCCCGGAGCACAGCAAATGTCAGATATTACCGCCAATGTCGTCGTGAGCATGCCTTCGCAGCTCTTCACCATGGCTCGCTCTTTTAAAGCCAATGCCAATGGCAAAATCTATATTGGTAAGATTGATACCGATCCGGTTAATCCAGCTAATCGGATTCAGGTCTATTTAGAAAATGAGGATGGGTCACACGTTCCTGTTCCTCAGCCAATTATCATCAATGCCGGGGGCTATCCAGTATATAATGGGCAGATCGCCAAGTTTGTTACTGTGCAAGGCCATTCTATGGCTGTGTATGACGCTTTCGGTACTCAGCAGTTTTATTACCCTAACGTGCTGAAGTACGACCCCGATCAGTTCAGTGCAGAGCTGGCCGGGGTAGGAGGGGCCTCACTTATCGGGTCTGGAAATTACGCGAATATCCGGGCTTACTCTGGTACAGGAAATAAAATTCAGTGCTATGGCCGCTCTGCAATTGGCGATGGAGGTGATGGTGTGTTCGTGCGAGACGATGCCGATACCACTACTGCTGATAATGGTGGAACGGTATTAATCGATGCAGCAGGGCGCCGCTGGAAACGTGTATTTAGTGGTGAAGTTTTACTGCTGTGGTTCTGCGAGCGAGGAGACGGTGTATCGGATTATACGACCCCGTTACGAGCTGCATCTCAGCTGGCAGTAGATAACGATCTTGATTTAGTGATTGAGGCCGGGGTTTATAATTACACCGATATCCAGATTATGTCGTCAACCTCGCGACAGGCCACCACGAAGTGGATCGCTAAGGGTGATGTTCGCCTTGTAAGCACGAAATCAACTCCTGACACCACAGATTATGATGCGGACTACGCTATCCGCTTCCGTGGTGTTTTTTCTGCTCAGGTGTCTCTTGCTGCTGATGCGGTGAGGAACGCCGGTGTTATTACGGTCTCCGACGTTTCAAATATTGAAGTGGGTGATTTGGTGGGGCTGCAAAGCTCACGGCTCATCCAGACCGATCATCGCGGGCAGGCCCGCGAAGGGCAAATTTGCAAAGTAACCAGCGTCAACTCAACCACTAAACGTGTGGGGCTTCAGAACACCCTTCGCTACATGGCGCCAGCTGCACGCAACCAGTCTGGAACCGTTACTTCTGCCGCTAGCGGGGCTGAGTTTACAACCTCCGGCCTCACTTTAACTCGACGCAATTCCAACGTGCGGATCCGTTTCAATTCTGGTGCAAACTCAGGGCAGATTCGGTATGTCACCAGGACATCCGGCAACACGCTTTACATTGGTGGTGATCAGTCTGGCTTCCCAAGCATCCCAGCTGTCGGAGACACTTTTACACTTGAATGGATGACAGACGTGTCAATCATCAAGCCAATCAAGGTGCAAATGCTGGGCAATTTCACGCTGTCCAGGGCGGTGACTACTGGCGCTACAGCCGGGGCTGTTGGCTTTCGTGGTCTTGATGTCCTATTTTCCGACAACGCCATGATTGATGGAGTGACGGTTGAAGGATTCTCCGAAACGGGCATCCGGCTTCGTGGGTCATTCCAGCCCACTCTGCTAAATGCGACCGTTCGTGATGCGAACCGCGGTTATAACACCTTCGATGGTACTGGGTACGGCATCAGCATCAACCAGTGCTTTGGCGCTTTTGTTGATAACGCGAAAACCTATCGCTGCCGAAAAGGCCTCGATATCATCGGCACTCAGATGATTTCCTGGGAAACAATGGTGAAGGGCTGCACTGTGTCTGGTGGGGGAGTGGATTATCAGGGCAATGCGTTCTGGCCCAATGGCCCGACTGAAAACTCAGGCATGGGATCACATGGTGCCGGCTACAGTTCTGAGTATCACGACTGCCTGGTAGTGGATTGCCATCTGCCATATGCGGTGCGAGGACTGAGGGAAAGTTTCATCGACTGCCGGGTGCATGGGTATGTTGCAAACGCCTGCTTGCGCGTGGCCTATGGTGGTGCGCTCACAGTAGACGGCCTGACCTACGACGATACATTTACCGAGATCGGGCAGACGGTAAGCGCATCGTATTCTGAGGACTCGAGGCCTGGCTCAAGGGCAACCGGGATGGTGGAGCTTTTCTGTGGTGTGAACGACGGATATCTAAGGACATATCCAATCACGATAAAGAACTGCAATGCCAAGAAAGTGACGCTTAGCTTCCTCCTTGCGACCGGTGCGGGGGATACTCTCACCCTCGAAAATGTCAGCTTAGGCAATAACACGATTTATGTGTCATCAGAAGACACTTCTACCACCGAGTTCTCTTTCGTGCGAACTGAGGGATTGAAGGTTATCAAGAACGTACAGGACCTTGGCGGTAACAGGTTTATTCTTGATGGAGGCACTGAAAACCAGTGGTGCATGTATGACTTGAGGACGGCTCTGATTATTCCTGATGGCGGATATGTTCGCCTGGGCGATAATAAATTCTTCTGCACGTTGGCGGATGACCAGTCGCTAAGGATCCCAATCTCCACCAAGAGTAAAACAGCTATCGTTTCAGTGTTCGATCATGAGGCGCAAAGGAACTACCGGGGATTCAGCATGTTACTAAGTGTCGGCCAGGCAACTGACACATCACCGATGCAGGCAACCAACAAAGTCGGTCTCGACGTAACAAACGTGCCACTTACCGGGACAACTGGCACGGACGGGCGATTCACTGTCGCATTCCTTCCTGCCGGCGGAACTGGTTACTTGTATCTGGAGAACCGCATGGGAGCTGTAATGCGACCTTGTGTCATTATTGAAACGGTACCATTCTAATGCGCCATATTGACGATTCCATATTGATCCACACCATTGTTGCCACCTAAGCACTGCGACCGACATTGATAGGCGTCACCACATTGATCTGCACTCTCTTTAAAACTACTGTATATAAAAACAGTAAAAGGAGTGCAGATCATGCCTCGCAGAAACGACATTCACAGTGCATTTGTGGCTGCAGTACAGCAAAATCCCAAAGGCTATCAGTGGTTACGCACTGACGACTTCATCCGTGAGTTGCGCGCGAGAAACTGGCATTTCAGTCAGTCCGACGCCAACGAGTGGATCCAGCGCTATCAAGAGTTCTTCGTCGACAAGACGCCTGACCACAGTGAGAACCGCCTCTGGATGCTCCGCAACATGGGGAGGGTGCTGTAATGGGCTTTCCTTCCCCGGCAACGGACTATATAGAGACCAGGCTCACTCCAGAGAGCATTTGCGGGATCGGCATCGACAGCCGCATCCTGGAAACCTCGTCTGGATTTGCGGTCATCGAGCCGTGCACCAGGCTGGTACAGAATCAGGTTCTGCTGATTTTGTCCGGCGGACGCACTCAGTTTGCTCGTGTGATGGGCAGGGCATTAATTACGGATGATGGTGAAGCGATAGAAGGAGCTGCAGCGGAAGAGGTGGAAGTGATGGGGCGGGTGACGTTCTTCATCAACAGTGCGATCGAAGACGACAGGGTGGTGTGATGGGGCATGGGTGGGGCATTTTATGACTCCCGATATCAGGAGAACTTAGGGGTGTGGTGTTTCTTACGGCTGCAATCGACTGATGTTTAATGCGCTCTTGGGCGATCTTTGCCGTTTATGAAAATTGCACAGTCATATCATGTC